GTGGGGCTCTTCGTGTGGGAGCGAAGCGACTCGCGCGGAGACCACCCGTATGGGTCGACATGCAAAAAAGGGGTCTTCTACGGTTCATCCGGTTAGGTGAATCCCCTTTTTTTTCGCGTGAAAAAGTGGGTCGCGCAATTAATTTATTGTGTCAATTAATTTCGTCTCCCACTTTTCATCCCTATTTGCGTCAAAATTATGTCCGCGGAATTCGCGTAATTCCAAAACCGGCATGATTTTCACTGCAAAATTACCGCGCGCATTATTATTTTTTAAAATTAATCGTTGCATACCCGCCGCAAATGCTTTGTGGGGTATTAAGTTGGAGCCCGAGTTTAGTATTACCTCGGGCTCTTCGTTACAATTATTGTAACGAGCTGCGACAGCTGCGTCGACTACGTCGTCGTCAATGTTGCAGTCCTCGACAACCTCCGGGATAACGAAGGGATCAAATTTCAGGATGCCGTCTATTCTGCGAATAAACGCGTCCGTCATCCCTACATTTGGGTACCACGTGTGGGGTGGATTATTTGACACCAAATAGACTGTATCCCAATTGGCGTAAGTATGACCGCCTTTGATATTCAGTCTTAGTTGGTAGCCTTCTAGGATTCTTAAGAGTTCTTGGTACGACATGCTACCATAGAATTCGTCCATAAGAATCACACGCTCACCAGCGTAGCCGTCGAAGGGAAACGAGTCTTTGCAGTTCACTGTGAAGACGTCGGGGTGTAGCATATGTACTGACTCGGACTTACCAGTCCCGGCCGTACCATAATGCACAAACACCTTTACATCGCGTTTCACTATCGCGCGCTTCTTAGAGGCTATTTGGAAGCATTTTTCGGCAAAACGCATGTATTTGGCCACGGTATCCGTGAAATCTTCCATAATGCTTGCCCAAGTGGCGCCTGCGTAGATAGCCTCTTTCAAGGCTTTCAAGTCAGTTCGCGCTCCCTGACCACCGGTCTTCCAGTCACCACTCTCGCGAAAGTCACCGTCTTTCATGCAGTAGGTGCGTGCCTGGTTACGTGTGCCTTTGCGTTGTTCCAAATGCATATGCGCACATCCCGGAAGTTTTTTGACACCTGTCAACCTCATAGGTACATGGAGTTCCATATATCCTTGTAAGTGCGGGGTACCGGACTTTGACGTTTCAAATCCGTATATGACGTATCGGCATTTATCGGGAGCATTATTAAGCACCGCGGACGCTTCCTCGGGCGTATAATTATTCAGCGTAAAACAATAGTGGCGCGCAGGCGTACTATTGTCTTTCGCGTTTTCGCTGACATCTACGGGTTCCGCTACCACGGGTTCCGCGATGTTAACAGTAGGTTCCGCTACCGCGGGTTCTACAACAACGACAGTTGGTTCATTAACGGGGGCTACTCGCCTACGTCTAATGTTAGATAATTTTTTGACAGCCGTTTCCGGCATGGACAATAAATTCTCGAGTAGCGAATTTATATCGCTATCTGACATTCTATACAAAAACCCGCGAGATTTTGCGCATCAAAAAATTAATTACCGCGGTAATTAATTTCGATATGATGAAAATTCTCGCGCGGTTTGTATCATAATGTCTTCAGTTGCGCGTAAAAAAACTTACAAGAAACCTGTTCGAAAACCAAAAGCTAGAGCGCCCCGCAAGACCACTCTTGCGACACGTCCTAGCGCACCACCAAAAGACATATCCGCCGGCGACGTAGGTTCAAACATAGGTCGATGGGTCGGTACTCGTCTGGGTGATCTTGTCAGCCACATAACTGGTTTTGGTGATTACGAAATCGAAGGTAATTCGATTATGAACGGGGGTATGTCACCTTTACAGGTGCAAAATTCCATGGATCGCGGAGGCTACATCGTACGCCATCGTGAGTACATTTGCGATATTATGGCAACAACCGCGTTCACGAATCAGGAATTCGATTTAAATCCCGGACTTGTGACCACATTTCCGTGGTTAGCAGGCATTGCTCAAAACTTTGAGGAGTATGCCTTTCGAGGGTTGATATTTGAATTCAAATCGATGTCTTCAGATGCTGTGTTATCCAGCTCCACATCGTCAGCACTCGGTTCTGTTATTATGGCCACGCAATATAACACTCTCAGTCCAAAGTTCACCAGTAAGGTGGCTATGGAGAACTTTCAGTTTGCATGTTCAAACAAACCATCGCAAACGTTCATTCATCCCGTTGAATGTAAAAAGTCCTGGACACCAGTTACGCAACTGTATGTCCGTAATGGACTTCAAGCGGTGTATTCAGGCGATCAACGCTTGTACGATCTGGGTACTTTCAATATCGCCACTGTCGGATGTCAAGCCGCGGGCGGAGTACTCGGAGAGTTATGGGCATCGTTTGAGATAGAGCTGTTCAAACCAAAGTTCAGCTTTAACGATCTCACGTCTCACCTATGGTTGGGCGGAGTAACCAATACTTTTCCGTTTGGTACAGCTGTTGTTAGACCTGCCGATCAAACTGGTTCAAGTTTAGGAGGTACTATCAATGCTGCCGGGGATACATTCTTGTTTCCACCGAATCTGGCAGGTGGCATGTACTTTATCAGCTACACCTGTACGGGAGGTTCAGTTACTATAACTGGTCCGTCACATGCCCTAACGAACTGTCAGTTCGTTAATTTCTGGAGAGGTCCTGTACCAGAAATTATACACACTCCGAATGGCGTAATCGCCGAACGATTTATGGAGAATTATGTCGTTCGCATTACGGGCCCAAACGCTAGCATACGCATGGTAGCCGGTGGGTCTTTACCAAGCAGTGTACACACGGCAGATCTCTGGATAACCCAGATTTCAGATCAGCTCACATCATGATCGTTGCCGCACATTCTTGTTTTTTTGTCACCCTGGTGAGGCCCCTGCGGGATGCTTCCAGGTGACAGAAGAGGGGTCCCGCCGGATGGGCGGGCAGCAAGCGGCACTGCGTGATGCGGAACGCAGATCTCGGTAGGGCGAAGCCCCCGAGAGATGCGTAACGCAGCATGCGTGGGCCGTGCTGGCGTTACCCAAGGGTGGGGCTCTTCGTGTGGGAGCGAAGCGACTCGCGCGGAGACCACCCGTATGGGTTAACACAAATTTCAGAAGCAAGGTCTACCCCTTCGTAGACTAATTGCTTCAACAACTAGCCCGAGGTTACGTAGTAAACTGAGAGCGTTACTCAATTTAAAATTCCGTCGGTTTACTATTTGTAGACCAACTTTCCGATAGTTTGTATCGGAGTTCGGTGTAAATATCGCCACGGAATGCATTGAGTTCATTAATATCCATCACTTTGCACGAGAAATTGCCACGTTTCTCGTTCAAAGTTACAACCCATCGAGTCATCCCAATCGCGCGTTCAGCACGGTTGAGAGAAGGTAACTCAGATGTAACGCCTGGGTCCAATATTACCCCAGGCACATCGTTACATTCGCAGGATGTCACGATATCAATAGCGACTGAGGACGCAGAATCACACATTTCTGCGCGTATGATCTCGTCGATTACATCGACCGAGTATCGTACGGTTTCCTCGGGAGCCTCTATCTCGAATGGCTCAAACTTAATCACGCTGTCAATACGGCGGATAAGAGCGTCGCCAAAAGCCACCGTTTTGTACCATTCGTAAGGGGGAGCATTCGAAGTTATGTAGACTTTAGTCCACGCAGCATAAGCGTGACCACCCTTCACGTTTACACGCAGTGAATAACCTTCAAGAATGTTCAATAACTGATGGTAAGGCAAGTTACCATAGAAATCGTCCAAGATGATTACGTCTTCGTTATTGTAGCCGTCAAAGGGAAAGCTGTCGGAACAGTTTACTGTGAAAGCATTTGGATACAACTCCAGAATGCTTGAAGTCTTCCCACAGCCAGACGTACCGTAGTGCACGTAGGTAATCACGTCTCTTTTCTTTTGTGCGCGTTTGGCAGCAGCCAACTGCATCGCTTTGTCAACAAAACGCATGCAGCGCGCAGTAACTTGTGTAAATTCATTTATGCAAGTTTCCCAGCCAGCACCGGCGTTAATCGCATCTAATAGATCGTTAATGTCCGTGCGGGCCCCACGGCCTCCACTTTCCCAATTACCGTATTCCGCGTACTTGCCTGTTTTCAAGCAGTAGTCTCTGGCTTGATCGCGAGTTCCTCGACGTTCAAACAAGGACATACGCTCAAAACCAGTCAAGGACGAAATAGCCTTCCTACGCATAGGGCGCCCGAACTCTACATAACCTTGTAGATGAGGAGTACCGGTAGTAGGTGCTGTTTCGTAGCCGAATACGATATACCTAACGTCTTTCATAGGAGTTGCCAAGGCTTTAACCTCAGCGTCAGAGTAATTATTCAGCGTAAAGCAATAATGACGTGCGCTAAAAGGTTTGCCCTTAGCGATCTCCTTGAAGGGCGTGTATTCTGGTTGCATAGCTGATGTATATATCAAGGCCAAAGTTTCTTTGGTTGAAATAATTAAGTCGCTACTAAAGCGCGTAATTATTTTAGTACTTGAGATAAGCTTGCCATGTAGGTATCCCAACATGTCAACTTATCAGCGCAAAAATGCAACCAAAGCCAAATATGCCAAGAAGAATCCTACAAGGAGGCGTAAGGCTACTGCGAGACCTACTGCCAAGATTAGCCGTGCTGTTATTACTTCGGCTCCTCAGCGAGAGTCTGTTAGCGACGTCGGAGGACACGTAGGCAAGTGGGTAGGTTCAAAACTTGGAGATTTGCTCACTCACATTACCGGTTTCGGAGATTACGAAATTGAAGGTAATTCAATCATGTCCGGTGGCATGTCACCTGCACAAGTGCAGAATAGCATGGACCGCGGAGGCTACATCGTGCGCCATCGTGAGTTCATCGCTGACATCTTGGCCACCAGTGATTTCACAAATCAGCAATTCCAGATCAATCCTGGACTTGTCACCACGTTTCCGTGGTTGGCTGGAATAGCACAAAACTTTGAAGAGTACAGTTTTCGCGGATTACTGTTCGAATTCAAATCAACATCGAGTGATGCAGTACTATCGTCGGCGACATCGTCCGCGCTAGGTACCGTTGTTATGGCAACACAATACAATGC